AGAGTTGGTGCAATATCAACATTTTCCATGATAGCATAACCACCAGCAGTGTCAAAGTCTGCACGATATAGCTGGAATGTAAGATCTTTTGTTTGATCTGGCTCCCATGTACGTGAGTTCTGTGACTTAAATAATGAACCAAGAGTTGGTTGTCTGTTCACACGTTTTTCTGTAGTACCAAGCTGGAACTGATATGTTTCAGCAATGTATACTTTATATTTGTTACTATCACTACCAACTACGATTGAATGTTCACCATATGGAAGATAAATTGGTTCATCAAATTCAAATGTAGTAATTGCTGTAGCATCTGTACTTGTTGTAATTGAACTTGGTGCTTTATAAACTGTTGATCCTGGATATATCTGAGATGATGAAGGATATCCATTTACTACTGCACGTAATTCAACAAATACTGGTACACCTGAAGTTGGTTTTTGACTGAAACGTATATCAATCTTTGTAGCAAAGATACCAGATCTTTCATCTACAAAGAAAGTTTGTGCTAAAGGATCTCCATCAGGTGCGCTCCCTGATCCACCACCATCACCGGAAGGCCCTGCGTCTCTAAATTGTCTTGTATTACCACCACCACTAAGAGTAATATGACGAGTTGTTAGGAAAGTTCTTTGTCTTGTTTCTAGTACACCAGATGAAACGAAGGTTGTTTTTGCACGAGTAATAGCTGCTGTTAAATCGTAAGTTGAAACATCAAGAAGTTCAAATGGTAATTCACCAGTTCTAAACTTAAGTGATGTTGTAGAAGGAATAAAGAAGCTACCAGTTATATTACCATTTGTATCAGAAATCAGATTAGATGGTGTATCTGGATGCTGTGTAGCATTTGCATATTGATCACCATAATCAGCGACGTTACTACTGATTCTCTGGAATGATTCTTCTCTTACCCAGCTATCAACTCTTTTACGATTAAAGTATGCAAAATATCTTGTGTTTGGTCTTAGACCTTGAGCTTTGAAGAAGATCTTTCTGCTTCTCATAAATGGAATTGATACTCGTGAAACCAAAGTATCACTAATTAATTCTCTTGTAGATTCATCACTTGATACTGTGATATTTCCGAAACTACCCCCACGTTGTCTACCATCACCAGCAAGTCCATTTCCTACAGGTCCTTGTGTTACCCTCTGTGTTGTGGAAAGAGTAACACCATTTACATTCACATCATTAATATTTGTCCCTGCCCAGTTCCATAGTTGCTGGTTACTAAGAAGGTTATCTTCGTGACGTATTCTATCTTGTCCTCTAACTGTACGATCTGGACGGAAGCGAACCTCTGACCATACGTCTGATCCAGGTGATAAAAGAATTCTGCCTTTTCCAGTAACAACTGCAAATGGGTTAACATCAATATCACCAGATACTAACGATTGGTTAATATAGGATACATGATCATAATTTAGATATACATTATCACCTTTGATAACAACATTTGAAGATTGACTTGAATCATATTGTAGAAGAACATTCTTTTGAATCCGACGTGGCATTAGAACTTTACCTTGCGGATCAATAGCTGCACGATAATCAGGAGCATTTACTAATGCTCTTTCATGATCAGCAAAGTTATCTACAAAGATACCAGATTTAAATCGATCTACATCAGATGAATCTAATACTGTAAATGAAGATGTTTCTAGTTCAAGAAGTGTAAGAGAAACTGTTTCTTCAAGTTCATCTACTCTTTTTTCTAATCTACCAATATCTGCCATAGTGAAACGTTTTGCTTCAATTCTACTTGAAACAACGTCACTATCATTAACAGTATAAGCATTCATTTGTACTCGATAAAGTTCAAGCTCATCAGGATTAACTGTTGGGAACTTAGGATCAAGTGCAGCTTCACCCTCTTTTACACTTAATATACCATCAACATCGATTGTTAGGATAACATTCTTTGGAAGATAATATTCAATATCTTGTGTAATAATATCAGTATTCTGTGGGATTTCATTAATAGTTGCACCAGATCCGAATGTACCTGATGAGTTAACAACTGAACGGAAATCTAATACATCTCTTAGGTTAACTGTTGATCCATCTCTGTAAGTATAGTTTGGAATATCTTCATAATTAACTGCGCCAAGATAAGAATTAACTGCAAAGAAATCACCAGCACCATGACTAAAGTAATCATATTTAACATATACATCACCTGAAGGTGCTGACGCACCACCACGAAGTCTTAATCTACCACGTGCATAGTAATCATCTCTTTGACCATTATCTACAATATAACGATCTGAAATATCATCACCAGTTGAATCTGCATCTAGAATTGATGTAACTTTATAGATATCAGCATTTGAGAAAATAACAGTATCAGATGCATCTGGTGTAATTGTTTCAACTGTATCTGTATTTAATGTCTTTGGACGTGTGGTTGCATTTGCCTTTGTGACATAATATAGAATATCAAGTGTATTACCATTTTGTCCACCAGGTAGACCGCTAATCGTTGAATTAACTGTACCTGATCCAGAAATACTTAATCCAGTATTAATTGCTGAGTCAGCAACAATCCAGTCTGTTGTATTTGCATAAGTTTCACCAGACGCACTAAGTGTTGGCATAGTGATTGCACCAGCAGATTGTACCGCAGTTACATGTCTTTGTACAGTTAGACTGATATCTGAAATAGCTCTTGGACGATCAATAGGAAGATCGAATAAAAGATTATCAAGGTCTACTGTTGTATCAAATCTCTTTACACCACCAGTTGTAATTGTGTTAAAGTAGGTGTCAGAATCTACACCAAGTGATAATGTTTGACGGAATGTTTTACCAGATTCAATATTAACATCAAAAAGATATAATCTATAATCACCAGTTGTATCTTGTTCAACTGCTTTAATTCTTGCTGTACCTACTGTAGCATTTGCAAAGTCGATAGTATCTTTTAAAGTGAATTGTTCAAATGTACTAATATCTGGTAGACTTTCATTTGTTGTACCAGATACGAGTACGTAGTTACCAAAGTTAGCAGCTACGACTTCGTTATTTTCTGTTTGGGTTGTTCTTGGTTTAGTTACTGGAAGTGCTGTTGCAGTTGGATTTTCTGCTCTATAACCATTTACATATGCAAGACCTGCAGATACATCAAAATTCAAGATTGTTGCATCCGAATCATCTGTATCAAATCCGAGTCTAAATGGATTAGCAATATAATTACCAGATTCTTCTTTTGTTCTACGTGCTAGTTTATCATCTAATATTGAATTATTATCAATCGCTTTGATTTGTGAAAGAATTACACCATCAACCATTTTACCGGTTTCAATAAAGTTCTGATCAGAGTCAACATCATCCTGTTCAATAAGAGTAAGACGAATTCTATACCTGTCAGCACCTGGTGAAGATGTATTTGGATTTGCACCTTGATTATCATAAAGTGCAGTATTATCTAATACTGTAACAATATCTTCTGTAACCAAGAAACCGAAGTCAGTTGTTGGTGTAGTTGTATATTTTGAAACTGTAATTGTTTGTGGATTTGCATAAACAAAATGATCTTTAACAAAGAATACACCATCAGCATTACTGATCTGTGTACCACGACCTACAATAGGTGCTGTTTGTCCAGTTGCAGTAGAACCAATTGTTAGTGTATATCCACCACCAGAAAGATCTTCACCCTGTGCAACACGAATTGTTGAAGATGAAGGTGTTCCAGCACTTGTATCTGTGTATACAACAAAGAGTGTTGCTGGATCAGATCCAGTTGCTTCAATAACTTCTAATACCTCAACTTTAATACCACCATCTGATGTAAGTTCAACACCTACAAGATCACTTGGTGTAGAAGGAAGTGTGTTAACTGAAGTATTTAGTTTAATAAATTCAGGATTGTTTTGGTGAAAGCCACCTGGTACGACTGCAGCACCTTCTTCAAAAAGCCAACGTCCCATCCTAGCATATTCTTCTTGGATGATTGTTTGCATTTGTGTAAGTTCACGTGCCTGAAGTGCCCTACCACTGTTAAAGAGGATTCGGTAATAGTTATCACTATCCCTAAAATCGTCTTTATAAGTTGATGCAAATGTATTTGAATTAAATGTATTTGGCATGTTTTCCTACACCATTAAATCTGAATAATAATTTTAAGATCGTCTTCCTGACCAGATGATCTTGTAATTGCTGCACGGTTATCAATATATAGTATATCACCAGAGAAGGGATCTACGTCTGGTGCTAGTTTAGGATGTTGTATAACACCTGAGCCTGATCCTGTTGTTTCTGTAACTGTTTCTGCAGAATCAAATTGAGTGAATCCAGTAGTTTCATCCTGATGGTAATAAAGTAAATCTGAATCAACTTTATCTACATATGCTTTTGCACCAGATGTACCACCTTCAATAGTATTATCAATTGTAAATGGAGTAGCAACAGAAGAAAATTGTATTCTATATAGTGCATTAGCTGTTGGATCTGTAAGAAGATTACCAGAAGAAGCTGAATCTGGTGTATAAGGATTCTTAACTAATCCAATCTGTCTAAAGTCTTGATTAATTAGGAATTTACCACTTTCATCACCATCTGGTCTTGAATTATACATAATTGCTCTTGTTCTTAGATCAACACGAGGATCAGAACCAAAACCAAATCCAGTAGAAGATTTAGGACCAAGAATAGCACGAGCAGTAGCTTGTGTACCACTTGCTGGAGCTGCAATTTGAATCTCTGCGTAGTTATAACCCTTACCCATTGTAATTGTACCAGAGGAATCAATAAGTTCAAGTTTAGATACTTGACCACCATTAATAGTTGCTTGTAATTTAGCACCAGATCCATCACCTACAATTGTTACTGCTGGTGTTGAAACATAACCTGAACCACCACTAACTATAAGTCCACCAACTAATTCATGTGCAGAATCTGCAGCATTTTGAATACCAACTTGTTCTACTTCAGCTGCTGTTAGACCTGTTGCGCCTGCTGAATCTTCTACATACTTAATAGGCTGGAAATTAGCAGCTAAGAAGTTAGTAGCATCAAGTGTACCTACTGAATAAAGAAACTTCCAAATATAACCGTCTGCAGTAAGGAATGGTTCTGTTGCAGTACCAGTTGGTTTGACTGTAGAAGTCTTAGCAACACCTGCGTTTGTTCTACCTTGTTGAATACAAACATATACTTGATTTTCATCAGTCATAACATAGTATGGTTGTGTAGGTTCATTACCTTCCTGATTATCATTATATCTACTATAAATTGTACCAGACGACCAAGCATTACGTGGAACTGTCAGTGAGGATGCTAGTACAGATTTCATTGATTGCATCGATAAACGAAGATTTCTTTCTTCTCTTTCTGTGGAGATAGGTGTAGGTGCAGTATCTGAACTGTCCCAATCATTGCTTCGTCCAATTGCTACATAATAATTCTGATCAGAATCTTCTTGTAGAAGTTTCTGTGCTAATAGAAGTTTAGCTGGTTGATTAAGTACTGCTGTCATTTTTTATCCTCTTAAGCCACTATCACTCTGTTACCAAGACCACCTGAAGAATCTAATCCTCTTAGATACCAATTTGCACCTTGCCACACTGCATCAATTGAAGCATATTGGTGTAGGGTAACAGTAGTACCATTACCTAAATTCGTTGGTGTGATTGTGCTACTTCCTGCTCCTATATTAAGTAAAGATTTAACATGTCCTATTCCATAACCATCACCCATTGTCATTGCTGTACCACCCCCTGCATTAATAATTGTTAGTGGTACACCAACATTAATAGCTGTTGATGAAGTAAGAGTTTCTGATGCAAGCCTTTGAGCATCGTTAAATAATACTGTACCTGTACCCTTCGTTGTTAATTGAAGGTCAATATTTGTATCATCACCTGAAACTGTAAGAATAGGTCCAGATCCAGTAGCTGAGTTTGTAACTCTTAATTCATTTACTGCTGAACCTGTGCTAGTAAATGTTACTAATTCTAATCCAGCAGAATCTTGAACTGATCCATGAACAATTGCATTCGATATTACTGGTGCTGTTAAAGTTTTATTTGTTAATGTTTGTGTGAAAGCATTCAGTGTAAATGTATCACTACTTGTTATTGTTGGTAATGTTAAATTATAGTCTGCCTGGATATTTCCGGCGACAATTGTATATTGTGAAACTGCATTTGCTGAATCCTGAATAACAGGATTTGTCATACTTGGTGTTAAAAGAGTTTTATTAGATAAAGTCTGTGTTGCACTATCTGCAATTAAAGTACCACTTGTTGTTGGTAAGGTAAGAAGAACATCTGCACCAGATGGATTACCTGCTCTTAAATATGTTTCATAGTCATCAACAGTTGTACCCTCAAAGACAATACCTGTACTATCGAAGGAGACTTTATCCATAGGAATATCGGAATCACCACCAAGAAGTTGGTAAATCTCAATAAAGTTATCATTAATTTTATCCCCAGCAGTTCTTAACGGATCACCTGTTCCGTCATTCGCTGTAGTACCAATATTGATATGTTGTCTCGTCATCTTTTATTCCAAATAAACTAGTTGACTTTATTTATATGATTTTTTAAGTAGAACTATCATAATACTGATAATTTACTTCGTCCATTTCCTCTCGGGTATTATCCATTCTCATAACTGCATATTCTGTTCCATCTGAATCTTCATCGAAGGTAAAGGAATTAGTTTGAACAAGTTCAGCAATATTATCATATGCACTATCAAGTTCACCAAGTGTAACTGTTTGATATGTTTCAATACGATTTGCATCAAGTCTAATATAATCTGTATCAGAATCCTGTGTAACAATTGATGTGATATCAGAGATTGCACTCAATGTTGTAGTAGCAGTATCTGATGCTACACGTACAACATCAAGTGGTTCAGCAGAATCTGTACCAGGAGTGATATCTGCTACAGATACAACCTGAAGACTTGCTCCTAGGTACATACCAGCAGGATGTACAAATAATTTATAAACCTGTTCCCAATCACTACGAGGTAATTCAGATTTAATTAATAGTGCAAATACTTGATATAGTTCTGCGTTTGTTAAAAATCTTTGTGATTCAAATCCAATTTGACTTTCACCTACAATAAATCTTTGTGACTTAGGATATTGAACTTCAACATCAATACCAAAGAATGCACGGAAAAACTGTTGGATAGAATATTTCGTACCCTTTGTTCTGTAGAATATATTTGAATATTTAGCAGCTGCTCTCTTATTTTGGAATCCACCAAAGTATGCTTGACCGAGAAGAAGTTCATCTTCAATATAGTCAAGTAATTCTTCAGGTACCTGATTAACATCTCTTGATTGAAATAAATCTTGTATTAGATGTGAGGGTGATACATCTGAGTCAGCCCATTGATAATATAACTCAAGAAAACGTATTAGAGTTGGATATCTTTCACGATAATATTCAGGTACAACTTTCTCTACCTGTCTAGTATCAAGTAACCCGAGTGATCTTCTATCAAGATCTTTCTCTGTGTAATATAAATGAGTCATATTAGTTTGTAGCCGATGTGACGACTACCCTTGCAAAAGATTCTGCTGGATCATATTCTAGGATCTCTTCACGATTTGGTACAACCGCACTTTCATTAGCTGGTATAGCTTTTACTTTTACAAAATTTACACCACCAGGTATTGATGCTGGTCTCCAACCTGAAAGATTAATTGTTCCTGCTGCTGCATTATATGATCCTACATTATCAACAAGAACTGTAGCAGTTGTAACTGAGAATACCTCAATAGTATTAGAATTTAATCTATTCCTAAGAATACAACTTTGTCCACTAAAGATAAATGGTGAACTAGTAATTATATAATCAGTATCATCTACTGATCTGATTGCCTGTGGGAATCGAATGTTAATAGCATTTAGAGCACCAAGTGTTGGTACTACTCTTTGATGCATACGAACATTCATTCTACTTGAAAGAACAG